TTGGTGTAGCTCTACCGTAAGTGAGCACGATAAATTTGGTGAAGTTCTACCGTAAGTGAGCATATAAAAAACTGCCTCCGAATTGTTAGACATATCTAAGAATTCGGAGGCAGTTTTTTCTGTAAAGAAATACTCTCCCCACTAAAATAATCAAGGACTAGGAATAGCTTAACGATAAAAAAACAAAATTCCGATAAACAGACGGATTTTATGTTCATTTTAATTAAGATCTCCTATTACAACAATTTGGTATAATTAACTTAATTTAAGGGGGAGATAGTTTGAAGGTTGTTCAATCTATATTTAGAGGATTTCGTTTATTGAGTAAAATCATAAATCCTATATTAAAGGCACTATCTAAAAGTAAATTCTAGCTACATAACAACAAAAAAGCCGACTCATAAAAAGAGTTGGCTTTCAAATTATTCATATGGTCGATATTTTTCTCTTAATTGCCCTAATTCTTCAGCCAGTCTGTCTACATCTTCACGAAAGTACAACGAAACCCTATCAACTACTTTAATGGGAACAAGTCGCCCTTGCTTTACAAGTACATGCAACCTTTGGGTTGTGACACCTAATAAATTTACGGTTTCATTCGCTGTTAAAACTACTTGGTTAACTAACTTCTCCGTTTCTTCACGACTTATTTTATAGTCCATACTCATTTTTCGCCCCTACCTTTTTTCCATAAAGAAATTAAATTAATAACAAGCGCTATAGCTAAAATTATTGTGGAAGCAATTCCTAAATAGTCACTTACTCCAGGATTCGTATAGTTTGTTACTGTAACCACTAATATTAAAAATAATACTAATACCAAAGTGTTTCGATCTAACTTCATTTTTACATGGATTGGATTTTGTGTAATTTTGTAATCATGTTATAATATTTTTAAGATTTGGGGGATTTCTTCCCTCTTTGTGTTACTTGCGTCTACTCTTGCGGGCTAGGCGTTTTTCTATTTCTTCTTCCTTTTTCTTCTCCTTTCTATCTTTCATATCGTTTAGGCTTTTCTTTGCTGTTATGACTCCTACCACCATTTCCTGTTATGTAAGCTAGATTTTTAAGAAACTTTTCTGTTAAGTCCCAATCCATGTTTCTCACCTCCCTTACATATAGTATAATTATAATATATGTGTTTATTCGAATGAATAACTTATAGTTGCATAATTGCTATAAAATAAAAAAACGACTCAATTAAGAGCCGGCAATTTCTTTAAATAATATAAATAAAGGGAGACTAGCATACAATGAATATAGGAATACATTTTCACGCTCCAGAAGATGAAAACTTTAATTTGTCCATATTAAAATTACTAGAACTTTTTAATTCTAACAATTTCATTTGGCAAATAGATACTGCCGAAATATACCTAAAAGATTCCCATGGTAACTTTACATTTGAACAATTACTCGGCGACGAACGTTTCATAACTGGAAATAAGTTAAAACAAACCTTAATAAACAAAGAATACTTTTTAGTCTTCTTAACAATGTGTGCTTTTCCTGATATGAAAAAGAACAGCCCAACATGGATAAGAACAGCATCAGATTTTATTACTAGTGATTGTGAATTTTTATTAAGTATAGTTGATGGTTTTGATATTAGTATTTTATGTAAAGATGAGCGCTTACTTCAGAAGTTACATCAACATGTTCAAGACCTAGGTTATTTAGATACTAAATATTTAACAGAACGTACTGCAGGAACTTTTTAACTAGATCTTAAAAAGAAGGATTCAATACTCCTATTAAATCCTTCTTTTCCATTACTCACTACTTCACATATACATAATAAGAACTAGCTGTAATATAAAACACATTACCTCTACTATTCTTCACTTTATACTGCTGCGAACCATTTACAGATACTTTATCAATGATAGTGAATCCTAAACCTTCATCGACAGTTCCTGCAACATCTCTATCAGCCCAGGAAGCTATTGAATAGAATCTTAAGTCGTTTACTTTAGAAACTACACGTTTACCTTCCACAGATAAAGGTTCTTCTTTATAGCGAATGTATGATGTATCGTTATAAATCCACTGATTTCCTCCAAGATTTAACCAATTTCCTACTTTACCCCAAACTTTATATGATTCACCTTTTTGTAGCTTGCGGATGACATTATTGCTTATGGATGGTCTAGACCGAAGGTTTACATTTTGCCCATCAATATAAGCCACACCACTTGCTTCTGTTACACTTCCAGATGCTTCTTGTGGTTTTGGTTTAACTGATACAGAATCACCATTATACGCCTTTAAAACATCGTTTCTAAATTGGGATTCTGATACACCATGACTCTTTAAATATTGTATTGGATCCTCATGATCTGTTCCACCTAATTTGTAAGTGATATCTTTATGAGTCCATAGCCCAACACTTGGATGGATATTTCTATCTTTTAATATTTTAGCAAGCAACTTTACATATCTTTCATACGATTTTTTGAATTTAATGAGGTCACTAGTTTCAGATAGCTCTACATGTACAAATCTAGCATTTGCTGCCGGACCTGCACCCCATGCACGATATTTAGTAGATGCAATCTGAATGTTTTCATCCCAATCCGTTGCATAGTGAACAAACGCTGAACGCCATGTACGAGACTCATATTTTTGAATATTAATAGCTGGAGCTTCTGGAGTAGCTGTAGAATGGGCTACAACACCTTCATAAGCACCTACACCGTTACGGTATGGTTGTTTCGGTAAATCAGGAATAATAAGTGTTCTATCAGCAAAAGCACTTGTAGCAAAAGAACCAGCAAGTACTAGCATCATAAGTAACGAGGTAATATGTTTCATTGTCTTTTTCATTTAGCAACAACATCCTTTTTTATAATTTTTGTGTGGTCAAATAATCCACTTGCTGACAATCCAATGATGATCCCTTGAAATACATTTGTTTTGATATCTTGAGAGAAAAAGAAAACGCCTAGCATTATGCCAAGCGTTAAATTTAATAACGGAACATATTTTGTTTGCATCCCAACTATTTTTGCAATTTGTGATAATCCTACAACAACACCAATTATTACCGTAATTTCAATCATTACATACCACCTCCTTTCAAGAGAAAGGTCAGAGCCGCCCCAATAAGCCCACCAACAATGAGGCGTAAGATCCAAGTTGTATTAGCGCTAATCTTATCTAATTGCTTATTGATATTAATAATGTCTTTCTCGTTACCTGTTGTTCGCATCTCTAAGCTTTTAATTTCTAAACGAATGTCCTTGATATCTTGCTTTATTTCTTGAACATCACTTCTTACCTCTTGCAAACCATCCATACCGTCCACCTCTTTCCAACCTCAGAAATTATTCAAAATAAAAAAGCCTACTTTTCGTACGCTTTACTTTAAATCTAGTTATTTAGTTCCTCTGTGATTATCCGATGCTTCTATATGTTCCTTAATAGAATCTCCAGCACCTACTTCTGTAGAAATCTCTGCTGCCGGATCTCCTGCTTTAATAATAGAAACGGTAATTGGACTGCCTCTAAATAATTCAACGTTAACATTAAAATTACTCGCTGTAATAATCCCTGCATTCACCAAGTTATCCACAACGTCATCGATTTCCATAAATTTATTATCGTTCCCCGGCACCACATCTTCATTTGGAGCCGGGTTTTGGACTAATTGCATAACTAACTTCTCTAGTATTGGCATGATCTGATTGATAATTTGGCTTTGTAATTGATTTTCCTCTGGACTTGTACTTTGGATTTGATTCGTCATTTTGTTATCTCCCCTTTTAGACAATAAAAAAAGACCAGCTTATGGCTGCTCTGGTTTCTTATCAATTAATTGTTGAAGTAATAATTCTTCTAGTCGTGTGATTCTAGCTTCTTGACTGGCTACTTGTGATTTGAGATATGCAATTTCATCATCCTGACTAACAACTTTCGATTTAAGATTACTTAGTTCTTTCTCATGAACATCTTGTACAAACTTAATCTTTTGAGTAGCATCTAAATGGAGAGTGACAAGAGTATATAGGTTGATTCCATCCCCCAAGTCAGCATGAAAAGTTTCGTCTGTATCCTCCAGGATAAGACCATACTGTAGAGGAATATCTCTTGTAGTAAGTAGCTTTCCTGTTCCCTCAGCTTCCTTTCTCATTTTGTAGAGTTTCTCTACATCACTCTTGAAGTTATATTGTTTTACTTTCAAGCTCATAATTTTTTCTAAGGCATTAATCTCTAAATCACGAATATTGGACTTAATCTTGCGAGATGAACGGTTTGTAAGACTTGTGTAACTTATATTCCCTGCTTGTAATCCTGCTGTTGGTGTGTTTTCACCTACTGGGATAAGCTGTAATGCGCTTTGGTATCCTGAAACGTGTGAGCCCCTAATACGGATATATGCTAGGCGTAAGTCAGCGTTGTTGTTATCATCTTGTAAAAGCATATTGTTACCTGAGGATTTGTTCTTATTTTCAAAGTAGAAGTTACCATTTCCATTTCTAAAAGTATGGTTTGTCCTTACAGTTGATAGATGGTATCCGTCACCTTGCAGGTAAACGTTATTACCTGCTATAACTTCAAAATCTAACGACGGCTGAACTTTAATAGAAGTATTTCGAGCTACAGTATCAGTCTTGAGTACTATCTCACCTTGACGAGAAGCTGAAATAGTTACAGTGTCTTTACCATATAAATGGACTTTCCCTCCCCAATTCTGTTCTAACCCTGAACCATATAGGAACAAATTAGAATTACTATTATAGGATTCTACTACCCCTAGAGTTGAATAAGATTCTCGAAAGTTATCATTTCCATTTCCATCAATAGGCGTTCTATGGTAGAGAGCTGTTGCCCCCTCAATACCCCCTGATTTAGAACGTCCCATCACAAGAGCAGGCGTTATAGCTGTTCCATCTTGACTGTTAAAGAATTTTAATTCCACCCTAGAAATATTTTTATCATACAGCTCTAAGAACTGTCTATTGAGTTGGACAAAACGCTGTTCACTGTTAGGAGCAGTTTTAATAGTAACTCCAACTAGTTCTTGAGCTTTCAAATGCTTCGCTTCAATGTAACCGTCAAGCATAATTTTTTGAGCTTGAATCAATACATATTGAGCTGTTTGATTGATTGTAGAGGCAACCTCATTGTTTTTAACTCGTTGAGTAATCTCTCCTGCCATTAAAGCAATTGAGCTTGTGTGAGAATCTACAATAGACTTACTTCCAAATTGACCGTTAGCTTCTTTTTTCGTGTAAACATCCGTTTTTTCTGCCTTTAACTCAATACTTTTAGACTGCTGATTTATGCTTGTCTCAAGGGTGGATACCTTAGAGTTAAAGTCTGTGGTAGCTACTTTCTTAGCAATCTCTCCTACAAGTTGGTCATAATTAGCATAATCTTTTGGATTCTCCATAAATGTTGAAGGTGACTTCCCTTGTTGCAATTGTGGTTGAGATACCCACATAAGCCCGTTTCTACGAAGCCATGCATATCCGTGAACTGAGTTAACGTCTCTCGCAGGTGCATCTAAAGTGACAGACACAAGAGACCAAGCTCCATCAGTTACATGAGGAGAAATGTCTACTATCTTGTTCAATACCGTAGTAGCTCCATTCTTGAATATAATCTCTAGACACGCTCCTTGGTCAAACCCTGCTTTATTGTTCGTAAACACCCAAACAGAGAAAACATAAACACCAGATCCTGCTGTAATCGGAATAGCTTGATTGATTCCTGTATAGGTATTTGTAGTTAGCCCCATGGCTTGAATTTGAGCAGAATTATAGCCGTCATGATTCCGAACACTTGTAGGAGTAACTGCTGTCCCCGATACAATTCCTGCCGTATTCCACTTAGAAAGGCTAGGAGTTCTAGAAGTAATAACTCCTGTAGAGGCATTAATTACTCTGTTCTCAAAAGCAGAGTTGAATAGAAGGTTTGTACTTCCGAGTCCTCCTACATAATCCTGCATTTGAGTATCAGAAACTTTGAATTTGATTTGATTATTCAACTGCGTGATATCGCTAGTATTTTGCTGAATAATTTCTCCTTGTTTACCCTGTGTTTGTGATAACGATGTAATGCTTTGGGAATTAGAATTGGTAGTCTGTTCCACTTTATTCAGAGTTGATTGCATTGTACCTTGATTTTTTTGAACAGTTGATACAGAAGTTGTAACACCCTCCACACTTTTTTCAATCTCTGTTGTTTTTTTGTTGAACTCATCAGTCGTTACTTGGTCTTCTGGCGCTGGTGTCCATGCTGTAGCAACATTGGCTAATTCAAGTTTGACATTTTTCACATACGCTACACCTTCAATACCTTCGCCACCATATATATAAAATCTAGCCACTTTAGTAACGTCATATTTGTTGTGGAGTTTCATAGTAAATGTATAGCGTTCCCATCTATTAACTTCACTTACGTTAAACACATATTGACCACTGTGAAAGCTTTGTGCTGTGTTACCTTCAATGAAATGATGTAACCCACCGTTTATACGGAAACCTTTTGTATCTGACCAAATATCCATACTAATAGTAATTTCTTTACCTGCGACATTATTTCTCGCAAATTCTGCAACCACATCTTCAGCTATACCCATCCATCTATTTTTCAGACCGATGATACTGTTTTTGTTAATAAACGCTACAACTGGATAGCCGAAAGTAGTTATATCTAGATGGGCATGATAGCCTTTCGTTGGATCTGCTACACCACCGTTATACCCACTTCCCCAACCAGATGCCTGGAGGTTCCCGTTTAACGATTTGTCCCAACTTATAGAATCATTAGCAATATAACTAGAAAAATTAGAGTTTTTAAGAGAATTTCGTCCATCTAGTTTTGTATTATCAACCTTTGCCTCTACACTCGTTAGTTTCTCACTGATTTTCCCTGCTTGCTCTTTAATTTCAGTTGTCACTTTAGTTAAAACATTACCGTCTCCAATATCCTCAGGGGCTGGTCGCCATGGATACGCCTTAGTCGTAACGGAAATCATGGGAGAGGATTGTTGATAAATGTATTTTCTATCTCCACCCGACCATTCCCACGGTTCGACACGAATTAATTGATCTGTTGCATCCATATGCTTCTTTTCGACAGTGAACGTACCAGAAAATTGCTTCCATTGATTATCAACGTTAGGTAGTTCAGGGCCGAGCCCTAAACCATCATAAATACTATGTTGCGCTTTAACCCCATTAGGTGCGTCTTTCAACCTTGCCCAAACAGAATAAGTTACTTTGTCTCCAATTTTAATTTTATTCGGTTTAACGAGATTTACAATGTGATATGAAAGCCCATGCCATGCACCAGTGACATCAACAACAGCATTCCCGTTGAATTTGTCTTGTGATAACTTAACTGTACCGCCTTTAAAGTAAACAGGTGTCACCAATTCCTTTGTCCCAACCATCAGGTTCGTAACGTCGCTATCAATGCCGTCAACCTTTTTCTCTACTGACGTAATTAACTTTGCATTGCCATCCACAGTTGATTCAACCGTATTTAATTTATTACTAATTTCACTATCCTTTTTTGTTAACGATTCAATTGATTGTTTAAACCCATCTGCGGTTTGTTCTGATTTAGTAACTCGTTCTGTAAGCTTTCCCTGTTCGTTTTGTACATTTGATACAGAAGTATTAATTCCTTTAATAGTAGTCTCAATTTCTACCGTCTTTTTAGTAAAATCAGTTGTTGTTACTTGATCTTCTGGCGCTGGTGTCCAGTCTGTCACTTTGTTTCCAATTTCTATTTTCGGTCTACCTACTTTTACATAGTCTCCACCACATTGAATATACACTGCATTCTGTTCTGTTTTTAATATCCCTATATCTTTAATCCACACAGTTGTGCTTACGACACCCTTAAAATTCATACCATCTGTTATTCCTAACCAAGCACCTAGATGTTGAACTGAATTATCGGAATATCGTATAGAAGGTTCAAAACCAATTCTATTAGATGGATTAACACCAGTTTTTGCATTTTTAATTTCAACATGAACACTCAATGTAACCTGTTTGCCTTGTAAGTCTTTTAAATCATTTACAAACCTGAAATTTTGTACAGTATTAGGTGGTGATATAAATTTATCAGAATCAAGGACATAGTTTCTTCCACCGACATTTGTGTTATTAACAGCGGTTTCTAGTTCGCTTAACTTTTGTTTAGTGCCATTTGCTGTTGTTTCAATTTCATTTGTTTTGTTTTGCAGTTTAGTTAAACCGTCGCTTGTTTTCGTTAACTCCGACTTCTCTGCTTTTTGTTTAAGAGCTTCATTTGTTTGACTAATAGATGTATTAATATCTTGGAACTTCTTAACGTTACCGTTCTTATCAGTTTCATAGATTTGTTTTCCTATAAAACCATCTTTAATTTCATCTTTCGTATAAACGCCGGATTTATCAGCCTTATCTTTTAATTGATTATTAATCCACGTTTGATCAATTTTGTCATTAACCTGTTTTTGAACATCAACTATTTGTCCAGCTATTTCTTGCGCTTTACCCTCTACACTTAGAACCTTTTGATTTAATTCCGTTTTAGCTGTTTCAATATCTTTCTTAACATCTTTAATACTTTGTTGTAATGGAGCTGTATCTGGGACAACCGATTCCCACGCCGTACCTGTCCATAATCTTAAAATACCAGGCTTACCATTACTAATATCACGCCATAGTGTTTTATTTGCTTTGAGATCAGTAGTAGGTGGTTTAACATTTTCTATAATATCTACAAGATTTTGCTCCATGTAATCTTGAGTTGCTTCTGCTAAGTCTTTAGCTGTTTTACTTTCCTGTTGAGCTTGCTTTGACTTGTTGATAGCATCTTGAATGTCTACACCTTGATCTTTTACTTTATCCTTTAAAGCATCAAACCACCCTTGAGGTACTTTATCTTGTAAAGATGCTAAAATTTTTTGGTACATTCTACGTAACTCTTCATTCGAATCAACAATTTCACGATAATCACCAAACACATATTTATCTTGTGTAGGGTCTTTAAAAGATTCATCACCAGCGATAGCACGTGCTTCAAGGTACAACTTAGGTGTGAAACCTCTATCTATGATTCGGATTGTATCGCCTTCATTGATTAATTCATGCACTAATCCAAATACTTGCCCTATACTTTGAGCTTGAACTTCGTAAGAAACAGAAGTATTTATACGTTTTTCTATTTCTGTTTTCAAAAGAGTTTTAAGTCGTTGCGGAGTCATATCTTGATTTTCTGTCTCTGGGCTATAGAAGCCGAATTTATGTTGCCCCTTTTCATTCCAGCGTTGAAAAGCACCGTCATCCACAAGATAAGGTACGCCGTTATTTATTTCTGCAATAGTAATAAACTCTCCGCCTTCTTTTTTAACGAAACCTAATAAGGCTGTACAAATGCTTTGAGAGTTCTCGATACGCTTAATTCCCATTAAATCTTTACCAAGAGTTACTTCTTTCCTTGTATCTCTTCCTCGCTTCTTAACCATATCTACATAGCGACCAACGATTTGAGATCCTACCACTTCAGCACGATATTGAATTTCTAATTCAAATGAAGAAGCAATCTGTTTGAGAAAGGTCAGTGGATCAGTAAATTCATCAATAGTCATAGAATGCGATCCATTATGCTCCGTTTTACCTATTTTCCACTTAGTACCCGCAAGAGCTATTCCCATACATTCATTCAACGTTTTACCTTCAATTTTTTGTGGGTTAATAATCCCTGCTTTAGCAAGCTGAATCCATTCACCAGATGCATAAGCAACCACTGATCTATCTTTAGAATCTTTTTCCACTTCAGTAATTACATATGGAACAATTCGACCATCACGCACCTCTTTTAACACTAAATTTTGTTGTAAAAGCGTTGTTGCATGTTCTGTATTATCAAACACCCTAAACTCTAATGTATCTATATTATTCTTGATTTCCCAATGGCGTTTATCATCCCAATAATCTTTTGGTTGCATAGCTGAAACGATTTGACTAGTTTTAAAATCAACAATATGTAAGATTCCACTTGGTGTTCTCATCTAAATCGCTCCCTATAACTTAATTTTGCTATTCCTATATTGGCTGGACGTACTATAATTTCATTCGGCCCTCTTTTTACAATAGGAAATGAACTGAATATGTCTTTCATTCCAATCACATTTTTTCCGTTAATTGTTACTAATGATCTTTCTGTATCTATTTGTATTTTGTCTCCTATATCAAAAATATAAGGAGTCTCATCTATGGTTAAAGTGTTTATCTTCCAAAACTTAACATCTTCAATAAATGCAATATCAGCTGGTGGATTTGAACCATAAACAATACACCCTACTGCTATCTTGGCTACTGGTCTAGCTGTCATAGGATTACTGTCAGACTCATCTCTCCATGTACGGACAAAACTAGCATCATCTATCTCAGTATTCTTTCGATATTTAGCAAAATAGAAACTCCATTCTTTGCCCCTGCGAGCTACTGCAACATGTCCTCTAAAGTCGTTAAATGTATCAGAGTACATTCCCATCTCGTCAGAAATCCATTTTCTAGAACCTCCTGAATCAATAATTGCTTGTGCTGTTGTCATTTCATGACTCATATACTCGTCAGCCATTGCTAGTTCAACTATCACATTGTCGTTAGAATCTAAAAGCATAACCACAGTTTTCCCCATTCTGTTCCAGTGTTCAGACTGAAAAGTCATTTGCACATCAAGTCTAAAATCTTGGATAACGCCACCTGTATTAGGAATAGTTCTCTTCATAAAAGGACCATGCCACTCAGTATCCGTTCCCGTTCCATATGAATCAGGTGTAAAAGCGTATCCTTGCCAAACCTTCATAGCCCCTGAACTTTTGTAAATCCCTATTTGACCGGTTACAGCATTCCAGGTAGTTAAACTCTTCATTTCGTCCCATATGAGACGCTCATTTTGTTTCACAACACGAGTTTTAACACCTGTGGGATAACCTAATCTAAAGTATTCGTCACCATTCCAGACATCAAGAAAAGGGCTCTGTACTCCCACAGTTATATCAATAACGGGATTAGACTCTACAGAGCCATTGTTACGTAATGAAGTTTTTAAGTCTCCCTTCTCAATAGCCAATGTTTTCTCTTGTACAGCTCCCAACTTATAAGGCATTGGACAAATAAATTTAAGTGTTCCTGTACCCAGGGCTACAAATTCATCTGGATCAAAGCTATCATCTACAATTGCTAAATATGTTCTATTTGGTTCTATATCAAAAATAAGTTCTGCTGGTTGATCTGTTATTAACCACCCTGCAATTTCCTCTTTCAGCGTTTCTAAATCAGATCCATCAGAAACTATAATTCCCACAGGAATAGAAAGAACCCGAATTTCAGTTTGTGTGTTTAATAGCCTTGCACCAGGATACCCCGGAATACTTAATAAATTCCTTTTCACTGGCGCCCAAGTAGGTCTTTTCAAACCTTTTGCAATTTGAACAAATTCTTTACGCTCGTTGTTAAATGTAAAAGAGCTCATTTTGACACCCCATTTCTCTACAAAATAAAAGAAACTCCAACCTAAAAGGCTGAGTTTCTTTGTTCTTCTCTTTCTTGGTATTCTTTTGTATATCGATAAGTACCGCGCGCTAAGTCTCTACCATCTAAAATAACTGGTACTTCAATTACCAAATCGCCACCTTGTGCTGAATTTAATTCATTACCACCAGTTTGCCCTGATGAATAATTGAATACTTGATTTGCGATATTACCAGCCATGGCTTGTCTACTATTTGACATACTTCCATACACACCACTCATAACAGACTTTAATCCTGCTAATTGACTCATAGAACTAGCCATCATGCGACTCATATCACCCATTAATTGATTCATAGTCCCAGTAATACCGAGCGATTTTTCTTTTGATGATAAAGGAGTAACTGTGATTGAATTACCTTTCTTGGTAAATAACTCTGGACCAGCTTCACCTGCGATAAATGAACCATCACCTACAGGCTTCCCACCTTTAGCAAGCATTGGTACATGTGGAATAGTTGGAGCGCTTACTCCTGGTATATTATTTAATAATTCTGCTGGTGTATTAAAGCCATCTATGAATTTATTAATAATACGTATGATTCCGTTGATAGCTGTACGAATACCACTCTTAATTCCATCCCACACGCCTAATACCGCTGACTTCATTCCATTAAACGCCCCACTAACAGCACTTGTTACCCAACGAACAGGAGTCATAATGGCATCTTTTAATCCATTCCACACTGAAGATGCTGTAGATTTAATACCATTCCAGATACTTGAAAGTGTAGACTTAATGCCATTCCAAACACTACTACTTGCACTACTAATCATATTCCAAACAGTTGAAATAGCTGATTTAATGCTATTAAAAATTGAACTTGCTGTGGAAACAATTGAGTTCCATAAGCTAGAAAGATAGCTTTTAATCGCATTCCAGACCGCACTTGTAGTGGAACTAATAGTATTCCAGACATTCACAATCCAGTTTTTTATTGCATCAAAAATTGGTGTTACAATAGATACTAATCCATTCCAGCATGCTTGCAAGAAATTCTTAACCGCATTCCACACAGCCATCGTCGCTGAACTGATTGTATTCCATACACTAACAATCCAGGATTTGATTTTTTCAAAGATTGGCGTTACAAATGACACAAGTCCATTCCAACAAGAAACTAAGAAATTCTTAATCGTTTCCCATACAAGACTTGTAGTAGATTTAATCTTATTCCAACACTCAGAAATAAAATTCTTGATACTTTCAAATAGTGGAGTAGCAAAGTATAAAATAGCCGTCCAAATCGCTTGTAAGTATTGGCTAATGAAATTCCATACAGCTTGGATCACTGTAGAAATACCATTCCAAATCATAGAGAAGAAATCAGCAATTCCTTGTAAAACAGGAGTTACAAAAGCGACTAATCCATTCCAAGTCTCTTGAAAAAATGTAGAAATAGAAGTCCATATTTCTGTAAAGAACGTCGCTATGCCCTGCAAAACTGAAGTTAAATATTCAACTATCCCATTCCAGATTTCCATACAGAAATTAAAAATGGATGTCCAAACGCCGATATATGCCTCTAAGATTGTAGAGCCCCAAGTAACTACAAACTCAACTATTCCATTCCAGATACCTGTAAGAAATTCAACTACGCTATTCCAAACAGCCTGTGTGCCCTCACTTAAACTATTCCAGGCTGAAGATAATGATTGAACAATCCCATCCCACAAGCCAATTAAATATTCTTTAACTGCATCCCAAGCGGCAATCGTCCAGGCTTTAATATCATCCCAATTCTTGACTATAGCAATAACTAGAGCAACAACCGCCGCAATAATTATTGCGAACAACGCTACCCACCCCATCATTGCAGCCCCTACACCCGATATGACAACAACTATTGGCGCTAAAGCCATAAATGCTCCTGCTATTACTCCTATCGCTACTGCAATGGCTGCCAATGTAGCTGCCAGTTTAGGATTATTAGAAATCCAATCAGCTATTTTAGCAACAACATCTGCTATTACTCCAAGTACCGGTTGGAGAGCCATTTGTAAATCTTGCATTGCTTTTTGAAACTTAACTGCTGGATTTGCATCCATTTTTTTAATGGAACCATTTAATTGTTCTTGATTCTTTTGGAAATCAACTGTTTTTTCTTTCGCACCCAGCAAAGTATTAATAATGTTTTGCCCTTGATCTTCATACATTGTCATTTTGTTATCGTAAAGGCTTTTTATCCTCTACTTCCGGGGATTTCTCCGCATTATAGGACGTTAACTCATCCTCGGTTCAGCATATATTTTCAACCTATTAGGTTGTCGTTCACTCGTGGGAGTATTCTATTCTGTGATACAGGTTCAACTCCTATGCGTTACGGTGAGCTACATCTTTTAAAATGTGCTTTACCACGGTATTAGCACCATCTTTACATGCTGAGCCTTCACCGTTTTTGAACGATTTTACTTCGGCACAATTCATCATCTACCGAAAAATTTAACGCCTAATTCATTACGCTTTGTTTCATCATCAACTTGCGATAGAGCTTGTGCAATCTCAGTCATTGCTGCTGAACCTTCTTTACCACCATTAGCTACAGCTTGACCCCATTTTTGAACTTGTTCCGCTGAAATATTAGTGCCTTCAAGAGCTTCTTTCATAGCTTTATCGACACCTTGACCAAATTCGGCTGCTTTAATACGCCCCTCTTTCAGACCATCTAGGAGATTATCAATATTCCAAGTACCTGTTTCAACACCAGCCTCCATAATTGCCTGCACTTCTTCAGCACTATATCCAGCTCTTGTTAACTGTCCTCCATATTCAGCAATAATGTCTAATTGTTCAGGTGGAAATCCCATTTTTAGCAAAGCGTTTGTTAAACCAAGTGCACCATCTTGCGAAATCCCTAATTCGTTTCCAATTTCATTCGTTTCTTGAATTAATTCCGTAAAATCTATTCCTTCATAAGATTGCGCAATTGCCGCTGCTCCTTTAACAATAGCTGCATTCGCCTCATCACTTACATTCTTATTTAAAGCCCACTGTCTACGTACACCTTCTAATGATGCCTCTGCATCCACACCATAAGCCGTTACTCCCCTTACAGCGGCTTCTACTGACTGCTTAGAGGATTCTGGAACATCAAAAGTTATATCAATTTTCGTTTGCAACTTTGACATATCCATTGCTTTTTCAACCGCACTAGCAATACCGCCACCTGCTGCCATACCACCTATGACGTTTTCTAACCCTACCTTTAGCCCTTCAAACTTCTTCTCCGTTCTTCCGGCTTCTTGCTGTAAATCTCTTAATTCATTTCGCACTTGTTGTATTGAGTTTCCAGCATCCACAGATCGAAGAGCCCGTTGCAATTTCTCTATATCTGTTTCTGCTCCTAATGCTTCCCTACCAATAATCCCAATCGCTTGTTCCAATTGCCTACTTGTAGCCGTACCACTTTTAATTGCATTCACAAGACGATTTCCTAATGCTCCTGCGAAATCATCAACGCTTTTCCCAGTAGCGCTAAACAATGTTTCTAATTGCCTTGTTGAACTGGCTACACTATCTTGCTCAGCCTTCATGTTTCCAAGCTTATTCTTCAGGCCATTAAGCGATCCTTCTGTAAATTCAATTTCACGCCTGAATGCACGGTATTGTTCTTCGGAAATTTTTCCGTTTTGAAATTGTGCTTGGACTTGTTGCTCCGCTGCCTTTAATTTATCTAGCTTTTGTGTGGTGTTTTCAATTTGCTGAGTCAGTAACTGTTGCTTTTGGGCTAAAGCTTCAATATTACCTGGATCAAATTTTAATAATCGCTCAACATCTTTAAGTTCTTTGGTTAAATCATTACTACGCTTATTAACATCTTTTAACGCATTTTGAAGTCCCGTGGTTTCACCATCAATTGAAATACTAATTCCTTTAATTCTTCCTCCTGCCATCATCTCACCCCTTTCTTAGAATGAATCGAAGTCTTTTTGATTTGCTTTACGGGTTTTCTCTTTGTCTGGATTCTCCATTTCTGCAAATTCAGCAATATAATCAAAGCAATCACCGATTGTCATTACTTCTAAATCCCAGCTCGTTAATTTAGCTTTATAACAAAGAGCAAGGAACAAATCAGTGGTGAATTCTTCATCACTGAAAGTCCCTTGCTCTTCAATACTTTTCTTTAGTTTTTTTTTGCTCCCATTGTACTTTGAATCATATCGTTAATCTCTGGAATGATTTCATAAATAGGAAACTCTTCAAATCCATCTAACCATGTAATTGGATCCGGAAGATTCGGATCAGCGGTTTTAGCATATAACCAAACTAAATCATAAATAACTTCAAAATCTATTTTCTTTAAATCTACATTTGAGAGGTCAATAGAAGGCTGAGAACCATCTTGCGGTGTAAATGTACCAATAGCTCCTAAAGCCATCATATCAGCAAACAAATCACGTCTAAATTGCGCTTTGTAACGCTTAACAGTTGCTGCTGTACTTTTTAGTCGAACTTGCTTACCATCTATTACAATTGTTTTTTCCATCTAATTACGCTCCTTTTGGTGCTGTTGGTGTTTTCACATAGACCTTTTTGTACCAATTATCATGGATTGCTGGTGTAGTTTTAGAAGTTGTCTTCGTCTTAACCATCGGTCTACCACCAGTTGCTAGAATAATTGGGCTCGCGACGAATTTAAGCTCGTTTGTATTCGGTTCAGCTGAATTTGTTTTTGATTTCGATGAAATATTAGGACGACTTGCTGAACAGTTATACATGACATGACGAGTTACTTTCACATCACCATCAAACTCAAATAACAGTGCGAATGGTTTACCTTTTGCATCGGCCAACTCATTTAATACACCATCTGTCTCATCTAATTGTTCGCCTAACGCATCAATTATAAATTGCTCCGGAAGGAGTGCAATATTTAATGTTCCTTCATAACCTTGGTTATTATCTGCTGAGTAATACAGCAGATCGTCAGCATAGAATTCAATTAAATCACCTCGTGGTTCATTTGTTAGTTCAACCGCACCAGGCATTGGAATTGGTGTTCCAAATGTAACTACCCCATCTTTTGTTTCATATGTTGCATAATGAACATTTTTCAATCCAAAACTCACTTTGTTCTCACTCATTTATATCAACCTCGTTTCATAATTTTTTTGAAGTAGGTTTTCAGTTTCAATAAAAACCTCATAGGATTCATAAGGAATCTCATAATTGTCTAGGATTTTCTCAAGATTTGCTTCAGCAACTAAATCTTTTTTATTTGTATAAAGCTCGATACTTAAGTTATTTATCTTGTGATATACCTTGTTATCAGCCATTAAATTCGCTGATCCGTCCACAAGGTAACAAATATAAGGTGGCGCTGGAATCGGATTACTTGGCGTTGCTGTGAAATGCGAATAAGCCACAGGATAACCTGTAGCATCAAGGATTTTCTTTAATTCACCTAATGTCATTGTTGAATCGCCCTTTCGACACGTTCAATTAGTTCATTTATTGCTTTTTCTTCTGCCGGAGCAATGTGAACCTTAGCTGCTACACGGCCACCATTTGCTTTAGCATGTCCCTTTTCCAATAAATGTGTAAGTTGTGGTTTCAGTGCATTATAAACAATGATTGCACTGCCATCCTTCTTTTTCCGCCAACCTTTACCGTACTTCCCTGTTTTCTTAGGACTTTTTTGTTTCAACTCATTCACAAGATCAGTTGCAACTTTTTCTTTAGCATCTTCTATATCTTCTTCTACTAGATTAGCGTATCTTTGCAATTCCCTAGCAATATCATTTGCAAGAGTATCAATATTAGACACCCGCTTTCACCTCACAATAGAGTTCGATTTTTTCATCATCTCTTTCATACGTGCGGTAAATGCTATATTCTTTATCTCGATACTTCACTTTTCTTTCATCCTGGTAATCCCAGACATAGGCAATCAATATATGAGTGGCCTTGATATTACTTTGTCCAGCTTGAAAAAATTCTGATTGAGGAACTGATTTTTTCTTACAAAATACCTGTCTACTAAATACTTCATTTTCCTCAACTTGTCCTAATTCGTCTTTAGTAATTGTTATTACTGGGAATAGTAAAATATCATTCATTTATAATCACCTGCTAAAGTGAGATGATTTTTAAGCATGTTATACGATGCTAAAAAACGTTCTGCCTCTTTTGCGTCTGAAATAAAATTAGCTTTTACATACGTAATAATTGCTCTTTTAATTAGAGGATCAGTGTCATCATTTGCCTTGAGATGAGAAACACCAGATAACTTCAAATCATATCGAGATGCTTCAATTAAATCTTCAAGTTCATCATCAAGAGCACTATGTGAGATGCGTACCGCTTTCTTCACAACATCAAGCATCATATTCATTCACCAACTTGCTCTAGCTGTTTTAAAGCTTCCAGAGCGGCATCTTTACCCTTAATCTTTTCACCATTTGGAAGTTCGTAATACCCTCCTCCAACATGAATCGGCCCTTTTAAATCTTCTTGTTTATCTATAATTCGTTCTTTATTCAAGAAACCTTCATCTTGTAAATACATTACACGTTCTGCATCATTTGATTCATATGAATCTGCAACACTATAATGAATGAAAGTGAATTTATCTCGAAAAGCTCTTTTTACAACATATTTATTCAACGGTTTCCCACTCACTGTTAAACCTCCTTATACCATAAAGAAAAGCGACTATTATACAGTAGCCGCTTTCTTCACTCGTAAGAATCCATTTTTAGAAATTACGTTACCACCTGCAAAAACAGAACCTCTATGCGCAATCATACCCTGCTTGAATTTAAAGTCTGTAGATCGTTGAACGTCCATATCTGAGAAAATAGTAAGTTGATAGTTTGATAAAGGACCATATGCCATGTTATATTGTCCAGCTGTCGTTTTAGCGTCAGATACAGCTTTACAAGCACTATTAATGATGAATGGTACTCCATCAATTGTCCCTGAATTACCATGGGACACTACGTTGTATACCTTTTTACCATCAGAAGTACGAAGCTTAGCAAATGATTTTAAATCTAGTTTATTTAAAATCAATACTGCCGCATCTTCTACATCTTCATCTCCACCATAGCTATAAATAATCTCATCCAATGTAGATGCATCAATTGCTGAAATTTCTAAATCTGTTGCTGAATCAATTGCCGTAGCTGCTGCCGAAAAAATACCAGCAAGTCGATTCGTCGCACCTGTACCAATTAAAATTTCACGAGTTAACTTTTTACGAGTAGCTACTGTGATCCCCTTCATTACTTCAGCATCATAATCAGCTGCTGGTAATTTTTGAAGCTCTTCTGTGTCCTCTGAATAAGCTGTAACTTTTGCTTTTGTAATATCTGCATATCCAAACGTTGTTTCTGATGTATTGTAGTCATTTCCTTCAGTTGTGTAATCACCTTCTCCATAACTTTTAATATACGGCTGTTGGTAACTCTCTCCACCTTTTAAAGTTTTAGAAGAAACACGATCAATCAGTGTAGATACTTCATTGAAAGTTGGACGAATATCCGTTGCACTATGCTTAGGTAAAACTACATTACCACTTCCAACTGTAACAGCACGGTTTTCCATTAGAGCCTGTCCACGTTTTTCAGAAGTCTCTAATTCTACGTCTTGTTTTTGAGGTTCATTGTTAAATGTTTCAACTGTACGCATTTCAGGCATTTGATTATTATTAATCTCCTCTGCTTCTTTTAATAATCTTTGTCGTGTTTCAATTTGTTTTTGTGTTTCTTCAAGATCTCTTAATTCTGTTTCTAATGCTGCTAAATCTACTTCCTTATCGCTTTGTAACATTGAGCGAATTTCTGATTTCCTAGTTAAAATTTCTTGTAATGTTTTCAAATGAATCTCTCCCTTATAAATATGTTTTTAAAATTAGTTTTTCACGTAATTCTTTTTGATTGCGTTCCTTCACAAATTGCTTATATGGGTCATGACTTCTAGCTGAAACTTGTGAATCAGGATAAGCTGGGAAAGCTACTGGACTAATCTCTAGTAACTTAGCTTTTGTTACACCACGAACTACATTGTCCGGATCTGATTCATCCCATTCTTCTTTGACCATTTGGAACCCAAAGGAAACACCGTCTACATCACCGCGTTTAATCGTCTCGTATGTGTCATTTCCGAGTGTTGTATTGGCTAAGTCTAGTTCAAACCTCAGTCCAATCTCATCTTCAAATAAACGAAGAGTACCATTTTTAGTTCGTCCTAATACTTGTGATGTGTCGTGGCTCCATAAAGCTAATTGATCATCTTGAGTCAAGGACTCTGTGAAAGCTCCTTTTTTAAATTGCTCTTTAAATCGTTGCCAATAGCCCATTGTTACAGATTTCATTTCCCATTTAACTGCATAACCAGAAATTGTTCGAAGGCCATTTTCTAATTCCCTAATTTCAAGAGCACTACTCAGTAGTTCCCTCTTTTCCGTCTTGTTCATTGTCATCACCTCCTTCATCAGTGACATTTCCTTCTTTAACTAAAGCTGTATCTAATCTTCTAATCGGCTTAGATCCACCTTCAATTGGTCCAAGTGAAAGAATTGAACGCCATTCATTTGGTGTCATAGCTCCTCTATCAACCATTTGAACTAAGTCCATCTTTGTGCTTAAAGAAGCGTATTGAAGTGAAGAGGATTCAAAGATAATCTTGTTACCAAATCCCCTTTCTCGACGCGAAAAAAGCTTCCTGGTATATTCCCCAGCAAGCTGCATTGCAAATGGCTCAATTTCCGATTCATAATAAGCTGTCCATTCATCCTCGTTGTATTTACTTTGGATAATCTTTTCGTTTGTATTAAAGAAATTATAGATACGTTGAACAGTTTCTTGCATTTGCTTTGAATCTGGTACGAATGCTTCAGGTTTTACTTGTTCTAAATCATATCGCGGATCAGAAGAAGCTGCTCCACCATCATTTGAGATATTCAAATAGTTATTTACAAAGTTTTTAACCTGACTATCAATATCTTCTTGTTTTAGTACTGACTTAAACTTAAGAATCCACTTTACTACTGCGCTATTTTTAATCGCTTTAACAATACCTTGATCAGTTGTCGTAACAATCTCCATTAATTGTGCTAATGCATTACCAGGATGCTCTCCGAAAAAGTCATTATCATTAAAGTCTTTGCGCAAATGAATGATATCTGTATATGGAATCGTCATCTGCTTACCATTTTTAAAATAAAACTTTAAAAAGATGTCTCCCTGTGCACCTTCTACAACTTCAACTGTTGTACATGGAATAGGATAAATCTCAGTAGGATAACCAAAATCATCACGCTTTATATACGCGAATGCATTATGATTCAACTCTAATTGAACAGCCATTTTCTCTTGAAACATTTGTCCTGTCATCAATGGATTAGGCTCTTCCAGTAAAAATCTCATATAGGAATCTGGATTCACCTTGAATTCAGTAGAGTTATCTCGTATATGCTTGGCTATCAGCTTACCGACTGCTTTTGCTTTAGGACGTATACAAGCTCGTATAATGTCACTTTGATAGATGTCCCCATTCCACGCAAAAAAACCTCCACCATTATCGTTTATCATTTCAAAACGAGTTGTAGTAGGAGCCTGTTTCTTTCCAAATATCTTATCAAATAACCCCAAATTCTCACCTCCTTCTTATATCATGTTGAGGTAGTCATTTCGTTTTTCTTGAAGAACTACATATGCATTTAAAAGTGCTGCTGTGCCATCAATACGACGTCTTTGGTTCTTTGTTTTATTTGGTTGTATATTTAAATTATTATCAATGGCTATAGCTGTATTGGAAAGGCACCACTTATCAATTGCGTTGTTGTTATAGTTGACTAACTTAGATACCAAGTCAGCTCCTAAAAGTCTCATCGGGCTAGAAAGAGTCTGTTTACCTTGCGCGATAGGAATCATAGATTCTTTACCAAAATATCCTTCCATCTCCTCAACCCAATACTTAGCTGACCATCTATCATAGCCAATCCAAGGTAGATAAATACCACATTCATCTCGTATTTCTAAGAACCATTTCGTGACAAATTTATAATGAACGGAATTTCCCGGTGTTGTTCTTAATATTCCTTGCTCGTGCCATAAATTATATGGGATTTTATCTTCTTTACTTCGCTGCTCTAATAAATCTTCCGGAAGCCAATACATCTGCTTCACATAAATATGTGGGTCTTCTGGGACCATAAAAATAACCTTCGCTGCTGTTAAATCGGTAGTTGAAGATAAATCGCAACCACCAATTCCATAGGAAGGTTTCAATTCTTTGATATTATAAGTAGCTGAGTTATTCAATTGTTCAAATGTTAACCATGCTTCTGATGATGTTTCACGAATATTAAAGTCTTTCGTCAATAAATTGCTCACTAAAAGAGAATTAGCCTTAGCTTTATTTACTTTCGTTTCTAAGTTATCTATTTTCTTTATGGTACCTAAACCCGGATTTGCTTTAGCCCATTTGGTTTTGTCAGTCCACTCCTCTCTTTTATCAAGTTCATAAATAACAGGTAAAAAACGGTCATCTGTATAACCATCTTTATCTTCTAATCCATTCAGTAACATTTCTGCTTCGTCATACTTCATATCATAAACAGATTCTCTTACTGTCCCAGCTGTTGTAATCATAAGAATCAATGGCTGTTCACGTGCTGACGTGCCATCGACAATTACGTCATATAAATTCTTGTCCTTCCACGCATGTATTTCATCAAGGGAGGCTCCGTGAACATTTAGACCATCTAATGTATCACTATCACTACCGACTGGTTTAAATACACTATCATTAAAATCTGCCGTTAATTCTTTGACTAAAGTTTTTATTCTTTTGGACAAAGCCGGTGACTTTTTAACCATTCTTTTTGATTCTGACCAAACGATTTTAGCTTGTTGTTCTTTAGTTGCTACCGCATATACCTCAGAACCACCTTCACCATCTGCTACCTGTAGATATAAACATATCCCAGACGAAAGCGTAGACTTACCATTTTTACGTGCAACTACTAAAAATGCTTCCCGATATTTTCTAGTACCATCAATTTTATGAACAAAACCAAAAGTAGCGGCTAAGAAAGCCTGTTGCCAAAGTTCTAGGTCAATTGGTTTTCCAGCCCATTTTGCTTTACTATGCTTACAATAATTTTCGATGAATTCAATAACATGATTAGCTCGATTAGAGTCATATTCATACTCAGAATCATTATTATAAACATCACTAACGAGTTTCTTATAAATACGTTTAACTTTGTCACCTACTACAATTTCACCAGATTCAATTTTATTGTAATAATCTATTATAGGATTATGTGATAGTGGATATTGTTTTCTCATCGATTCTGCACAAACTTTTCAAATCCATCGTCGGTTTCTTCTTTTTTCTTTAGATCTGGCTTAGGGACGTAATCACCTAATTGCTTCATAATGCTTTGATAGTTTTTGTTCATTGCTATATATCGTCGAGCTTGCGGACGTTCCCTCTCATACGGCTCTTGATTCTCTGATTGTGAAAACATTTCATCATAACCATTCTCATCGAGGTCTTTTCGAATATCTTCTAATCGAACACGTAAATCTGCCGCTTCCACAATTAATCCCTCTACTACCAAGAGGGTATCTTTTGGCATTTCTTTATATATTCGTTTAAGTCTCGTTATCTCTTTATTAACCCGTTCTTCTTTTGTTAATTCCTTCTTTATTGCCATAAATAACACCTCATCTCTTATGCATTTGGGGTAGGGGGTCACGTGAAATGACCAATTTATTTTTTGAAGGTACCTCATCGGTCCTTCGAGAGCTTGAAAAAGATTTTGAAATGGGGGGGCTTTTATTTCTTTGGAAATATCAGCATTCATTTTTTATTTTGATTTTTATTCTTTTGGTATTAAATCCCCATTCTCATCAAACATTAATCCTTCAACAACTGGACTATTCTTCTCATGATGTTCACGGTTGTGGCAATCCTGACATAAAAGTTCTAAGTTATGAAAGCTCAATGTAATCTCTGGGTTATTTATATTCTCTGGTGTTATGTAATCCTTGTGGTGAACAATTTTCCCACTCCCCTTACATCGCTCACACAATCCATATTTAAATTTAAAATATGAATCCCTACACTTCTTCCATGCTGTGGATTTATAAAATCTCTTTGCAAATTCTTTTGCCATGCATCCACCTCAAAACAAATAACCGCTCAATGTTGAACGGTTATCCTTTATATAAAGTTATACGAAACCCAATACGGTAAATGAAGTTTTATATAACATAATTGTCATTAATCCCTATCTACCATTAGGTGGCTTTTGTACGACAAAAATAAAGCTTTTATCTCTTATTGAACAAACTTATTTTGAATGCAAATACTCTCAATAACTTCATTTTCAATATTTTATATCCTTATATTATTTTATAAAAAAATACAAATTAATTAACCGAATCACCTTTACACGTATTATAATACGTGTTATAATAAGAGTATAGAAAGGAGGGAATAAGGGAGATGGACATTCTAGATATTTTAGACAAAGTAAGCGGGATTTCTTCTTTCATCTTAGCGATATACATACTTCTCAAAGAAATCAAAGAAGAAAAAAATAAGCGTCCTCAACGCAAAGGCTCCAGCCGACCAAGCAGAAAACCTAAGCGAAGAAAACGCAAGTAAGCTAACAAGAAGCCCAACCAACTGGTTGGGTTTCTCAAAAAAATATTAACATCTCCCATATCAATATGTCAAAAACTTCATTGATTTTAAATACTATTTGTTTATTTTTAACAATTCGTTTCTTTATTGTTACCGACTTTTCTAATTTACAAATGTTAGACACTATCTACCTAATAGTGATTATTTTATGGATTCTGGTCTTTGCCATTTCGATTATCAAGAAATTTAAGAAGTAAATCCATTACACTATATTTAGCAGGAGGAAAACAAATGAGCACTTACCAAGACCGCTACATCTACCCATCTATTTTTGATTTTTCTAATGAGCAGGTTACTGTTACATTTCCTGACTTTGCAGATTGTCATGCTAATGGTACTAACTATGAAGATGCATTTGAAATGGCTAAAAAGACGTTAGCAACTCACCTATATGAAATAGAAGAAAATAAAGGCATTATTCCACCAGCTTCTAATCCAGCTTCTATCCAAACTAAAGAGAATCAAGCTATTGGCTTAATGGAAGTATGGATGCCACCATTCCGTAGTGAAATTGAAAATAAAGCAGTCAAGAAAACATTAACTATTCCTCATTGGCTTGATAAAATGGGAAAAGCTAATAATGTAAACTACTCTCAAGTATTGCAAGATGCATTAAAGAAACATTTAGGTGTTACCGAAAATAAAAATATCTAAAGAGATGAGTTAGTTTCATCTCTTTTTTTCTTTACGCAAAAAAAAGAAATAACCGTCCAATAGAAACGGCTATTCCTCTTCATATGGTCTATATTTACTACGCAAGACTTCTAACTCTTTCTTCTTCTCTTCAATATCTTCACGTAGAAATAAACTCACTCGTTCCATTTTCTTAAATGGCACAAGTTTACCATCTTTAATCATTTTACTAATTCTTGCTTTACTAATCCCTAAAACATCCATTACCTCTGGTGTCGTTAATACCTCATCATGTAAAAAAGAAAGCAGTTGCTCTTTATCTTCAAACTTGTACATTCTATTCACCTCTTTTTTCTTTAAAAATCCCATAGAGTCGCAATGACGTATTTATTATATAAAGGACTAAAAGAATAATTAACACAATATCCAAAACCATTTTGAAAATACTCGCTTCAACTGAATCTCGAAAATAGGAAAAGTAAAACAGTGTAACAAAAATAATTAAGAAGTTGGATGAATTACTTGTTTTCTTCATATTGTTTACAAATTGGCAAGTTGTTATAATGTGTATAGAAGAGAGAAGGTGGGCTTCTCTCTTCCGCTCAAAATCATTTTCGTTTACGTCTGGCTGGGCGTTTTCGTTTGGTTTTGAGCTTTTTTACTTTTTCGTGGATGACTAGGACTTTTTCGATGATTGTTAGTGCTGTAAGTATCATTCCTAGTATCAGTGCTAACTTTGCCAATTTGTTTCCCCCCTTTCGTTCTTTCTATATTTATTATACCATATCTATTTACCTAAGTAAATAGAATTAGGCGTTATTTTCTATTTTTTTAAATCTTTTTTCTTACTAAAAGCAGGGTTTTTATTAGGTGTTTTTTATATTTTCTTCCAAATAAAAAAGCACCTTTTATAGATGCTCTTTCTGTTTATATACTATTTTTCTTTTCTTTCTCCCAATCCACCTTCTCAAATTCACTCATTTCATCCTTAAACCCTAAATATGTCGCAATAGACAAAACTACAAGGTTTATACTTAAAAACACTTGAAGGGTATGAATAATTTTCCCAAATGTGGTTAATTGCTTTACATCAAACGAAATATTAAATGCAGCTACAGAAGCACTATACAATATAAACTCTACATAATTATTTAAATGAGAGAAAACATCCCAGTTTATTAAATTAGGTTCTAAAAAATATAATATAGAAAATAACAAAATGAATTCAACATATGTATGTACCGCTAAAGAAATTCTATGACCCCTTTTTAAATTTGTAGATCTTTCTCCAATTTTTAAATCCTTGGTCATTTTAGCTTTTACAACATCATTATAAAAAGCAAACGATACTTCAATTGCTCTGGATATTATATGCACAAGCACCAATATAAATAATGACTTAATTATAATATACTTAATTATATTATAAATCATATTATAATTAATTATATTATACTTATCACACACATCGAAAACGGCAGATAAAATTAAACACACAGTCATTAAAGCACCTGCTAACATTAGATTTATCCAGTTTGAATATATAACAAATTTTTGCAACCTTTTTTTCTCCTGGTGCCTCTCACACATATACCTATCCGCTTTTAAATCTTTTTCACATTTAACCATTATATTAGAGTATAGGTGTTTCCCACTTGTTATTGATTGTTCTCTAAAAGAACATTTATCATTCATCTCGTTACTATGTGATAATAAATATTTAAAAATCTTAGCATATAAATAATCTGGTGAAAAAACCTGAATTAAGTAGTATTTATAATTTTTCGCATTATTATTTGCATCTTCTTCAAAGATTTTTATACATTTAGATTTATCAGTTATCTTATAGTTATCCCCTTTAATATATGTCCCACAAATTTTTTTAAATAAACAAAAATGAAACATCCTAGTCCACCAAAACGAAATTAAGCAACAAGGCACTACAAATAAAATAAATTGACAGAAGAAATCATAATATCCAGACCTCAATAAATCTACAACTACTATAGTCAATGCAACCAGGATAAGTATTCTAACTTTCCACTTCCATATACAATTATCAAAATCCTCTTGATCTTTTATTTTTTTTTCTTCTTCCTTTTCTTCTTTTTCTTTCTTTTTTTTCTTTTCTTCCTTTTCTTTCTGCTCTTCCTGCTCTTCCTGTTCTTTCTTTCTTTTTTTCTTTTCTTCCTTTCCTTCCTTTTCTTCCTGTTTTTCCTGTTTTTCCTGTTCTTCCTGCTCTGTCTGCTCTTCCTGCTCTGTCTGCTCTTCCTGCTCTGTCTTTTCTTCTTTCTCTTTCTGTTGTTCTTTCTCTTTCTGTTCTTCCTGCTCTTCCTGTTCTTTCTTTTCTTCCTGCTTTTTCTTTTTTTGTTTTGTTTTTTGGTTTTCTTTCTGTTCCATTCTTTGTTTTTCTTCCTGTCCTTTATTTTCTTCACTCTCTTGTTTCTTCATATGAAACTCCTTTTATTTAGTTTGAATGAACTATTCTAGTTATCATCACCCCTTTGATAAATTACTAATATATTATACATTTTATATCACACTCTTTAAAATTTCCAAATGTCAATTTATATTTAATAAATTTTAAAAAGCCTCATCCGCAATTGCAGAAGAGGCTCTCATTTACCTGTCTTGCTATTTTCTTTTCAGCACGTTCTATCATAGATTGTACCGTACTACATGTAATGTCTAAGTATCTAGCAATTTCTCTATATGTTAAACAATATCCCCTAGACATTAGGTATACTTCCTTCTCCCGCTCAGTTAACAAAGATAATGCATCCTCTAACCTAACCTTATCCCATTCACCAATTGCATGTTCTTGTTGGTGATTATCCCACTCATATAGATTATCATCCATGCTACGGAAATACCTTTGCATCAGTAACGGATCACACGCTCTTTCTCTTTGATATGCAGCTAACCTTTCAACCCCTCTTCGATTTCCCGGTCTTCTCGCCTTTTTCATCCATTCTAAGGAATAAGAAATATCACTAATCATATCAGTTAGAATCTTTATATCTTCCTCTTTAGCATCTTTCTGCGCTTCTCTCAATTGACTTAAAGTCGTATTATATTGCTTAATCAAATCCTGCATAACCTATCCCCTCCTTATAAACAAAAAAGAACACCGTATATAGACTGTACTTCTCTACATAACAGTGTTCTTTTATTACTTTCATATTTAATTTCTACGCTTCTCTCACTACACAAGTGTATTCCACTTATACAGTCAGAGAAACGGAAAACCGTTCCTCATAGACACAAATCAGTAAGTGTAGCTGACGCTTCTAATTAGTTTGGTAAAGTTCAAGAGAGAAATAAAGTGTTGAGGTGCCCCACGCCTCTTTGAACCGAGGAAAGTATGATTAGCAATTGGACATTCGGAAGGAACATCCTCGGCTCAAAGAGAGGTGTAACCCTCTCCCCCGTTGGTCGGACCCTTACTTACGTTTATTCGTGAGTAAACTATAATTAATTGCCCTAACCCGAGAAATTTAGATAAATCAAGAAACAACATACAGTACCATTTCCGTGGTAGTTCTTATGACACTTTTAATAATATATGGGATGTTATAATACTTCCTATCAAATTTTTATCTATTTTTTATCAAACACAATAATATCTAAGGTACTTTGTTAATTAATCAAATCAACCTTTTGATTTTACAATTGAAACAGAGTTCTTAAATTATCATAAAACAATTTAATTTGGCTGTCTGATTCATTAACACCTACACTTGTTTAGGTATTTTATACTTTCAATTTAAATTCCATTTTAATACAATCACTATAAATAAATGCTATAATAAATTGAGTTTATTTATATTTCCAAAGAAAGGAATGTTAGCTAATGATAACAAATACATATTCCCCATTTACTGATAACCATGGTAATCCAAAAACAATATTTGAACTTGAATTTAAGGATTTAAAACAAATCCAAGAAAAAGGTATTGAAGAAGGACCATATATCGAATTTAAAAGAGAACTCAGTAACGAAGTTAAAAAAAAATTACCTAACATAATTACTTCTTTTGCAAATGAACGAGGTGGATGGTTTTTTATTGGTATTAATGAGGACGACATGGAATTAAATTATGTAGAAGGAAAAGAATATGAACTAACAATTAACAACATTTTAAAATCAAACACAAGTCCTATACCACGTATAATCACGAAATTTTTATCTTCTGAAGAAGATCCTAACAAAGGTGTCTTTGTTGCTTATATTCCAGAAGGAGAAAATGCACCTTATATTTCAAAGGGAAAAACCTATCGACGCATTGGAAGTGGTTCATCTCCAATTGAAGAAATAAAAGACAGATATTATTTAGATAAACTTTATGAAAAATCCGAAAAAAACAAAAATAAACTATTGAATTTCTGCAAAAAGGATATTTCCATTTTTAATAGGAATTTAAGTGGTAAGCTAGGGATGTGTAACATCTATTTAATACCAGCTTTTAAGTTCAATGCTTTTAATTCTCTCAATAAAGAGACTACAGATAAATTTATTGCTGACGCTATAGAATCAGCAATAGAACCTCATACGTATACATTACCAAGAGGAAGTGCTCTTACGTTTTCAATACCTTTTAATAAAATGTCGTATTCTCACAAATCTATTGTTTTTAGAAATAACATATTACTAGATCAGTACAAAAGTAGTATTGCTTGGGAACAATTTGTTGATGGAACCGCTAAGTTTCATATTCCATTAACTTATAAACAACAAGCACCGGTTATTAACCGTCTCAAGGCAAATTTAACAGACTTTAAAAGTGTAGATATTCTTTATGATTTTCAATTCATTGACGGTGAGCTATTTATTGAAAACCTATTGAATTGTATTAATACATATTTTCATACCATGAAAAAAACTAACCCTAATTTCGAAGAGGTCATCGTTTCAATTGAACTAAACAATATAAGAAATAATGTCCTATTTTTCGAAACAGATTTATTTATGCAGCAGATAAAAGAAAAAGGATTGGTATTTTCAGAACGAAAAAACTACTTGATAAACGAAGAATTCAAATCACAAAAAGTTATTATGAATGACTTAGATGGCTTATTCAATTTATTTTTCGACTTATTTAATGCATTCGGTCTATCTGTAGGAGAAGGAATTAAACTCTTTTTTGATGCAAAAAACCAATTACATCTCCCTCAAAAATAAAGCCCTTCACAGGGCTTTATTTGAAAAATATTCCCGCAGTTAATTTACAAAAAAGAAACCACCTATTTTTACAGGTGGCTCACTCTGATTGATTATAAGATTGGAACTTCTCACGTAATTCTTCTAATTCTTTCTACTCTTCAATATTTGCATGTAAAAACAAACTAATCTCCTAACATTTTACTAATTCTAACTTACCTTGCTTACTCTGCACACTCATATGTTACCTTGATATTCCTAAAATCTCCAGAACATCCCTTCAACTGTTCAATAGCTATCTTTCGTGCATGCTCTTCACTATCTATCAAAGAAAACCCTTGATTGATAGAACTCCAAAACTCATATCCACAATCCTCCATCCACCTATAAACTTCCGTTGTATACAAACCATCTTTTCGTTTTATTATTTCAACTTTATATTGCTTACTTGGTGAAAAATATTCCTTCAAAACTTGTCCCATATAAATTCTCTCCCAATAAAAGAACTACTATCCCTAAAACAGCAGTCTCTTTAAATCTTTTATTTATATTTTAAAACCTTATCAAATACACGCTCCAAAAACCTTCTTTTATTAAAGATTCTTTCAACCCTTTTAGATGTTCTTTTAAAATGATCATAATGTTTTTTCGTAGTTTCTAATCCTCTCACCATTACATATAAACTAGTATAAAAACCAAATAAAGATTTTTCGTTTATACCCCAAAAATCAATAGGACCAATTATAAAGCTTAATCCCCCTATTGATAATGCTAAGAATCCTAAGCCAATCTCAAAAATCCCATAAAGGAAAATCGTATTTGGATTTTGTTTTAGCCTATATAAATTGATAGCAACCACAAATCCCCAATAACTAAATAATACCCAAAAGAGCATCGCTAGTAGAGCTTTATTACCTATTGTTGTATTAATATTTAACATTATAAAATAAAATATTTCTTTAGTACCCAATAAATAAGCAAAAACTATAACTACATATAAAAATATAGCTAATAAAACCGGAAATAAATTATTCATAAAAAAACCTCTTATACTCATTTTCCTCGTTGGCTCGTTCGACTCTTTTTCGACTTCATTCACTTTAATATCCTTATTAAGACTTTTAACCTCAGCTATTACTAACTCTTTGGCTATATTTTTAACAGCAGTTCTAACTTCAAACTTAACTTCATCACGTACTTCATCTAAAACTTCCTCCAAGATTTCCTGAATAACCTTTTTACTCATATTAAAACTCCATTCCTCTCGCCTTTCTATTTAATTTAATGGGCACATAAAACTTTAAAATTATATATACATATAAAAATATATAACAAAAAATAAAAAACCGCTATATTAAGCGGTTCTCATCTTTCCACCTCAATTCCTAACCTATAAGCCAACTCACCCAAAGCCCTATTTCTCTTTCTATAATAATCTGGCTGTGACATATTCAATATCCTACACATTTTTATCCAACTAGGCTTCTCTTTCCCTAGATAAGCTAACTCAATAAGTTGCTTATCCCATGCATCCAGCTTCTCTACACCTTTTCTTATTTCTTGGATATAGTTGATTCGTTCTAAAAGCTTTTTACTCATGCCGATCACCTTACCATTTTGTACACGTTCAATATCTTTTTCATCTATACTTGATAAAAATAGATGATACTTTTTCAAAGCTTGAAGCACGTTCTTCTTTGTCTGCTCTTTGTTAAGAACAGGTAGGGCAATATCCAACATACTCTCACTCCTTCACCATTTTCAAAAATGTATCCAACGGCATAACTACTAACCACGGTTTCCTATCTGCTTTAATCGCTAATGCATCTGGCTGCTCACGCTCATCCTCCAACCAGTTATATAACGTCTTGAATCCTTCTTTCCTCGCTTTCACTTCCCATTCAAGACCTAAACCCTTCACATCATTTGAGTACCCGTCCATCGCACCAGAGAGCGGTACACGAGCACCGCCTATTAAACTAGCAAATTCTCTTTCACGTCTCATTCCTTTATCTCTTTGACTTTTCCCCATTTATATATCTCCATTTCTTTAAAAGGATTATTTTATTAAGTTTTAAACATACCGAAAGCCGAGTGTTCCCAGATGATATAATATAGTCAATTAGAAAAAACTTACTTTATTAACCCCAAAGAAATGAGGCGGTTTTTATGAAAAGCATGAATAAATGGGTACTAGCTATTAGCTACTTTTTTGTTTTAACACTCGTTCTCCATTTATCATTTAAAATGTTGATTTTAACTGCTATGGATCCTACTGGCTTTCCAACTTCACGATTTCTCATCGGACTGTTAACTTTAGTATGCGGAGGTTGTTTATTAGGTTTTGGAGCTAGAAAATATATTTTTTCCTCTTCAAATATTAAAAGTGAACAATGGAAAGTTGCCGCAAAGTTTACCTTGTTGACGACTCTATCTTGTTTTACTGCAATGCTTATTTTTTATTGGATTTAACCTTGAATTTTTACAATACATATATATCTGCCCCTGAATAAAACTCAATATTCCGTCAATAATATAGATACACCAGTCTCCAATTCCCCTGGAGATGAGCAGTTAGCTTTTGCTAGCTGCTCTTTTATTTGTAACCTTATTAGACTTATGTTACTTTCCACTTCCAAAAAACTCGTCTACCCACTTTTCAACTTTTACAACTCCTTGCCTTAATCGCTCTGCCAACTCCGCGATTTCAGCTTGAGCACCTTTCCCTTTTCGACGCTTATTATAGAAATCTAAAAGCCCCCGTAAATTAACCGTTAGGACTAGGTTGGTTGTAGCTGCGTTTGGAAGTACGCTACGAGCATCCTCAGCAGGAATTCCTAATGTTCTAAGCAGATCATAATCACTTTGGAGTTTGTACATCATTTCGTTGTAAGCTTTAACTACTTGTTCTCCTTTTGCTTTAACCGTTTCAGGAACTACAAAATCAAATCCACCTATCTTATCATCGCTTCCCATGCGTACATATCTTTGAGATTGGACTGAGTAACTGAATCCTACACGATGACGTGTTAACTGTGTAAGTAATGCCCTGCTAACTCCTTCTACTGCGAAGGTATATGTTAGATGCTCCAGTGTTGAAGTATGCCCCGAACCTACAATATGTCTAATGAGCCGATCTACTTCTTTTCCACCTTTTCCATCAGTTGCTTTGCCCTTGAAGTACTTCTCTCCCTCTGAAGATACAATCCTACTAGGTTTATTTGGCGAGTAGCACGTACGGATTGCCGATAAAGCTACCACTTGCCCATGAGTAGGATCAAATCCTTCCTCTCCAAATCCAGATACATGAGACAAGTAATTAACAAACTCCTCAGATAATTGCGTATGTGCTAGTAGCTTTACATCCATATTTAAATTCTCCATTTCTTAATAAATTTGTAACTTGGTTAGACCAGTTTTCATATAATATAGCTATTCCTTTTTTACAAGTTAAGCCCGTCACTTGAACTATAAATGATAAGATTATATCCTATATTTTTTTTATAAATCATCCATTCTATTAACTAGCATCATATTTTCTATACTGGCATATACATTCTTATTTGTTTTATATTTAAAGGTTAACTAAAACATATTTAAACTACTCTTATCTCTCTCAAACAAGGATTTTATTAAAATTTCATTCCTCTGATTTCCCCACTATTCTTTTTAAAGCAGTTAACACATCATCTAATGTTCTAGCATCACCCAAAACTTCTCTATTTGTATTAATATGCCAAATTATATTTTCTAATTTCGTGTTTACATCCATTTCCTTTTCACCCTTCCATGCTAAAATAGGTAATAGATTCCCATAATGTATAAACTAGGAATCCTACATTTTTTTGTAAAAACATATGTGAGAGGAGTCATTTATTAATGAAAAACTGTTTTATTGTTTGTCCAATTGGGAGTGAGGATTCACCTCAACGAAAACGATCTGATATTGTTTTAAAACATATTATTGAACCTGTATGCGATGAACTTGGGTTTAAAGTTATAAGAGTGGATAAACTCCACAGTGTTGATAGAATTGATAACACTATTATTGAGCACTTAAATGATGCGGACTTAGTCATTGCTGATATGACTGAATATAATCCTAATGCATTTTATGAAATGGGATTTCGTCACGCTCTAGGGAAACCCTTAATTCCAATAGTGGAAGAAGATACAAAACTCCCATTCGATGTAGCCAATTTACGAACTATCACCTATGCTACAAATGACCTAGAAAAAGCTGCTGCTGCTAAGAAGCGTTTACACGAAACAATCTTATCGTTCGACATTCAAGAAATAGATAAAACTAATCAAACTACACAATCTACATCCGACCACGGACAATTGAATGTTGTTCCATATTTACTTAACATCCAAGACAGCCTTGCGGAACTAAAATCCCTTGTTACCCAGCGGAATGATGAACTAGCAGGACAAGCACTTGATTTAGCCATGCAACAAATACAAAAGAACGGAATTAACCCAGAAACAAAAATGTTAGAAATATTTATGACTCAAGCATTTAATGATCCAGAGAAATTAAAGCAGCTAGCAAAGTTAGCACCACTCTTGCAACCACAGTCATAAGTAAACTACTTTACTACTCTAATCCGATCCACATGTGCTTTATTTTGGATCGGATTTAATTTTGCTATTCAAGTAACTATTTTGTTTGGTTATATAGATTTTCTTTATAACAACACTCACAGGTTTATTATTGATACCTAAATATATCTTTTCTTCCTAACCCTTTTTCACAAGTATTCCCTCTCAAAAAAGACCAGCAGATTTATAAGTAATAATACTTTAAAAATAGTTAATTCTAGAAAAACTTTTTCTTTTCAGGTAAAGATATCTGACAACGTCCATTCTGTCCTTCCGCTACCAAATAGTATCCTTGAGGCTCGTGATGAAAAGTTTTCTTAAAATCACCCCTCAATTCTTCAATGTAGCTATCTAAGTCTTTCTTTCTAGTATCTTGAATGTAAATTTTAGTTGAAGCTAGTTCACTCGCTATTGTTCTAGCTTCCTCTAATTTTTTTACTATTTTTTCAACCTTTTCTTGATTTTCCTCTAAACCAAGTACCAATAAATCACTCATAAATTTAATCCTCACTTTGATAGATTTTTTATGCAAAATAGCATTTTTGTTAAAAATAATGACCTCATCTATTTGGACACATTTACCAGTATTTTTACCAAAAAATTCATGATATGGTTAATTAGTCGAGTACGTCATTACTTGACACTTACCCTTAGAAGCCCCGCAGATAATTGGGGCTTCTTTTATCAATATATAGTTGTCAAAATAATCAGTTTAGTGTTAAAATACCATAGATTCTCCTTAAGGAGTTATCATGTACTTAAACAAGAGTTTAAAAGTTCTCGAATCTTAGCCCCTCGGAGCGCCCTTCAAGGGGCTGAACCAATTAAAATAACAATTTTGTTAAGGAACTAAATAAAATTCAAACCTGATTAATATCCGTTATTCTGTCTCTCAAAGTTTTCTGCATTCTTCTCCTTATACGAATCAATAACGTCCTCATAAGTAAATCCGTACAGATAGCAAATACGAAAGAAGATGCCAAACGCTCGTCTTAAATGTCCCATTGTTGTAGTTAAATCTCTGTACTGACACCATGCCCTTTTTGCAGTTAACACATCTTGCATATACCACTCGAACAGCATATTTACATTGCTCGTATCTTTTCTCATAATTGATTGCATACTGAACGATGGAATAAGTTCATGTCTCCATGTACACTTATCTAATTCAATTACAATGTTCATAAGAAAATGGAGACCATCAATTAACTCTTCTAATAGGCCATTCTTAGGAACTCCAAATCCTGTGCTCCACATCTTAAATGCTCGAGTTTCGTTCCACGCTTCACTGATCTCCACCAGCAATGCACGAAACAACATATCCATTTTGTCATTTCCTTTATATCCAATTCGTTTATCCAGTTCTATTTGCATTTCAAATAGTTCCGTAATATCAAAGTTTTGTTTCTTCTCTTCAGATGTAATTGTGTGTAACTGAATCATTATAAGTTCACTCCAAGTTTGTATTTTAGTAAGAATATAGTCACACTGATTAAAAGCCAGCTGACTAAAATAATCGCCATTTCCTTTTTAAAGCTCACTCTTCTCCCTCCAACATTTCCACTAACTCCTCAAACGAGCATTCGAATAAATCTCGAAGCCCGTCCTTAGATTTATAAATACCTCTATCAATCAGTTGATCTATGATGTGTTGATGCAAAACTACCCCACCATGTCCTCGACACAAAATTGTAATTCCATACTCTTCACTGGAAAGTATTTTACTGGAGTATCTTTTTTATTAATTGCTACACAACCTAAAACACCCTCAAATTTGTTGTCTTCAGTCTGAACAACTACTTTATATAGGACATCTTCTCGTTCACAAATGTCACCTAATTTAAACTCGTCCATTTTACGATCCTTCTTATAGAACACCATGAAACGCTCAAATTCTTCTAACTCTTCATCAGTTGCCTTTCGGAATGTACGACCCTGATATTTTTTAAAGGAGCATCCATCTTCATAGAAACGATACTCATCAACTTTTAATCCCATAATTAAGTAATATTTGTCCTTAGTTTCCTCTCTTAAGACCCCATACCATTTCCCATTTAAGCTTTCCATTACAAACATTTCACCACACTCTAAATTCAATGGTTTTTCATAATCTACAAACTCGTTTTCAAAAAAGAAGTTCATACCGATTGCAGACGGTACAATACGCTGACTACTAATTCCCAAAACCTCATGCTTACCTTTTTTTAATGTGTGTGCAAAATAATCATTCTTTTCTTTAATCCAATTTGTTTTCATTCTTTCAATCGCTTCGAACCCTATATATGTTTTCATTCTTTCCCCTTCGCTTTCTTTAACATTTCTTCAATCCGTTTTCCCGTAGTATTTTTATAGTCCTCACATGACCATTCAGCGTTGTTTTTCGGAGACGGTGTAAATACCACTCCCCAACTACTAACGCTTGAAATATGGACATTAGGACGAATTACAGTAATGGTCATATTAGTTCATCTCCCTTTTAAAAAGGTAACTTTCTTTTCCGCTTATCTCTTGTGTACTTAAACTCAATATGTCTGTATGTGTTGAACATACGTGATGTAATGCGTTCGTCGTAAGCTTTGATCACAGCTTCACCTGTTAGGTTTGTTGTGATGATTGTTTTCTTTCCTTGTCTTCCATCAAATACTTTGAACAGCACCCGATTCACGAATGCAGTTGCCTTTGGATCCGCAGCATCCATATCTCCTAGTTCCGCGCCTAAGTCATCAATAACTAATAAATCTGCATTAATTAGTAAATTAACAATGCTATGCTCAGACTCCTCAGATTGACCATTGAACGTAGAACGTATATAGTCAAATAGTTCTGATATAGAAACATAAAGAACAGTTCCTGAGCTATTCTCATTCATTTCATGAGCAATTGAATAGGCAAGATGACTTTTACCAGCACCTACTTTTCCAACTAGAATTAAATTAAACCTCACATCATCCAAGTAATCCTCAAGTGCTCGTTTTGCTAGAATGTAATTCTTTTCATCCTCTTCACAATCAGATTTAAAATTTGAGAATCTAGCAAGTTTAATTGTTTCGTCTTTAATCAAGCTCTTATCGTAAAACATACTTTTACGTTTTCTCTGTTCCTTCTCATCTCGAAATACATTCATTTCCGCTTCTAGCTTTTGATTATCTTCTGCCAACTTACATACTGGGCAAACTACTTCATCATTTATCTTCATGAATCGAACAGTACGTTTACGTTCTTTTTTACAAACCTCACATGTATCAGAAAGGAAGATCATCTTCTTCGAAAGGGTCTTTGCTATATCTGTTACCTTTACTAGAGCCATGTTTTCCTTCCACCTTTCCTTGTTGTAAATAGCCTTCAAACTTTGTACCAAATAATGTTTCTGGTCTTAGATACTTTGCTTGTTCCGTCCTTAGCCATTCTCTAGCTTTTGTATCAATCACAGTTTTAAAGTCATCCACAGTGAATCCTTCTACTAATCTAGTTTTAATTAATGCTTGTGTTTTCTTGGATGTTAAACGGTAACTACTACCACAAACGTCGTTGAGATAGTTTACTATCTCGACTATATATTCTTTTGCTGTAGTCTCTGTTGTTACTCTCTGTGTATTCTCTGGTATTGGTCGGTTCAAATTGACCTCTTCCATCGGGTCAACTTGACCTGTTCGTGGGGTCAAATTGACCTCATCGTCGGTCGATTCTAACTGACGGAGAAATGTATAATCTATTGAGTACCATTTCGTTTTATCAAACTTTTTCTTGTTATAGTTCCCAATAACCAATACATTGATATTTTCAAGATTTTTAATGGTCCTTTTAATGGTCGATTCTCCCCAAAAAGGAAACTGTTCTTGCCATTTTGGAACGCTGTTATAAATCCACGGTCTTCCATCATAAAAATGTTTGGAACGCCTTAACCAATAGTGTATCTGTTGTAAAAATATAGCTTCATTCAATCCAATTTTCGTTGCCAATCCTGGAAGAACAAGTAATGGTTCTTCATGAATTAATAAATTACTCATCCCTTCACCTTCCTCATAACAACCTCATAGTAAAATCCACGGTCACGATCCATCACAAGGCATCCTTTAAACAGGTGAGGATTTTCATCATTTCTATGTTTAATTGTTTCTAACACCTTTCGAATAGGAAATAAATAATCAAACCCTTCATTCTCTAAACGACGACAGCGCTTAAGTAATTCAGATAACCTTTTATCACGTAAATACCGAGTACCTAAACTCCTATTCAAAGCTATTGGCATTGAACCATCTCTTACTACCGTTTTCATTTCAGTCACCCACCTATTGTGCTTGCTGTTGCTTTTCTTTCGCTTCGTTTAACCACGATGTTATTGTTTTTTGTAACTGGGATGCTTGTTGTACTGTCATTCCTTTGAAAGATTGAATTCCTAACGACTGTTTTACAGTGTTTTTGGTTTCTTCAAATGACATGTTATACACTTCCGATAACTCTCTAATTTGCACATGAATTGCTTTTATTCTTTGTTCATTTGCAACCTCTGCCTGTCTAGCTTGCTCCTGTTGTGGAACGTTATCTAGTTGCTTAGCTGCTTGTTTAGGTTCATCATCATGTGGAATATCTTCACCTGAATAGATGTACAAGCCTAATCCGTGTAGTGCAATAGCTTTTGCTAGGCACCTTTGAATCGACGTGTTTATTTGAAATGACGTAGGTTTTGCGATTGGCTTATTATAGTTATCCAATACAGGATGAATTTGCGAACGTGTAATGTTATTTACCGTTACTTCAACTTCTACAAAATACCCAACTTCTGTTTTCATATAAGGTAATCCATCAAACCTAACAACTTGCCATGTCGCATCAGGATACTTCTTTAGAAGTTGATCTACAGCCCATGACCAACTTAGATAACTAAAACGTCCCTTCTTCTCAACATGTTTACTGACGTCAATAACTGCTAATTCTGCAAAGTAATTTTTAGTTTCACTCATCGGATTCTCACACTCTCACCTTGTTTTAATGAAATACCATCCCACTTCATACCATTCTTAATCGCTAGTAATAATGCTTTTTTATCTACCCTCGGATTCTGCGGAATCATGTATTCTGTTGGAATAACTGCATCCTCTGCAATATCTAAACTTGCTGGATTCTTTTGAATACCTACTGTTATCAATGCACCTTTAACACGTCTTTTATCCACAACAACCATCTGTTGATATAGATAATCCTTAATATTTTTACAGCTATTCTCAAAAGATTTACGACGTTCAGCCAAGCGATTTTCTTCTCCTTTGATCACTTCAACTTGCGCTTCAATATTGCGAATCAATAACGCTGCACCTTGTACTTTATCTTCAATTGCTTCACTAATTGATTGAAGTGTATCGTTAATTACTTCTGGATCTGCCCCGTCCTCAATCATTTGCTGTAATTGATTGAAGTTACTTGTTAATTCGTACAGTTTCATAGTTTTATATCCTCCTAAAACGGCATACTGCCATACGGTTTATTAGTTAATATGGTAATCACATAATCTATATCTAACTTTCTACAGGTATCTGCTTCCTGTGCGGATATAAGTTTCAAGCTACTTACAGCCTTTTCAACCTGCTGTTGTAGTAATTGATTTTCTATTAGCTCTTCCACGTAATCACCCCATGTGATATACTGACTTTGGATTTGTTTTTCAATGGAACCCACTGCTATGGGTTTCTTTTTATTTATATAAAACTTTTTGAATAACATCCTCTTTAATTCCAACCTCTCGCATACGCTCTACAACAAGTTGAACTCTATCATTCTCTTTCTTTTTAAATATCAATTCCTTTAATTGCTTATCACACTCTTTGGCCTTTTCTCCACATACCTCATACTCTTTACAAGTCTCATAGAATTCTTTAGTTTTACCCTCTACATTTTTCTTACTTGCAATGCGAGTTAACAAAAATTGATTCTTTATGTAGTTCTCCTTCTTATTACGTAATGATTTCGCTAACTCAACATCCTCAGGTAACACTAAATCTTCAATTCCCACTAGATTCACCAGCCTTTTTAAAAAGAGCATTTAGACATACAAACCTATTCTCAATTAATCGACGTTGCTTTTTATTTGGTAATTTATAATGGGCTAGTAGTCTAAGATAATCAGATACTTTTACATTGTTGTAATCAATTGTAAACATCATTAATCCATCCTTTCCTCTGCCCATTCAACTAAAAATGCCTGTACTTGTTTTGCTGGGAAATACCATTTCTTACCCACTTTGAATTTTGGAAACCGTGGATCAAAAAAGAACTGATCCTGAATTGTATTCCATGACATACATACACGCTTTTTAAGTTCCTTAGTATCCCAAAACGCTAACTCAGCGTCGTACTCTTTAACTTTCTTTTGAATTTCTTCCACACATAATTCCTTCACAACATTTTCATCTATTTGAACATTAAACATGATTATTCCCTCCTTATTTTTAAACCATTGATCTCCATCTGTTTATAACTTGTAATTATTTTCTAAAAAGAAATCCTGAGAACGCAATTTTGCGTTTTCTAAAACCTTTTAAATCATCGGTCTCCAACCATTTACAAAATTCAACGCTTCGTCGAAATCCTTCTTCAAAATATCGCGGTAACTATTCACATTGAATGCATCTTTCAAGTTACGTCCTAATAATCCGAATAGCTTACGAGTAGAATCATGTACTTCTTTATCTACATGACCGTTCTCCCATAAAAAATAGATCCGTTTTGCCTTCGTTTTTTCAATTACTCTTTGTTGTCCGTAATCTACAGTTAATTGCTTTTCAACTACCTGCTCTAATGAGGAAACTCTTTTATTTAAGTTACTAGTTCCTGTAGCTAATAGTTCGATTTGACTAAATGTATCAGTAGGGAGAATTGACTGATTCTCAATGAATGCTCTCATTCTTTTAAATTCTTCAATAAACCTCACTTTAATTTTCATCGTTTCAATCGTGTTATAAGAAAACATCAATATTGTGAAGGCATCTTCTGTCATGTCGATTTTTTGTAAAGTTCGTCCTGTAACGTCTTTATAAAAGCTAAGCCCAAAGTTGGACTCAGTAAATTTTCCTTCTCCTGCACTTTCCAACTTTTCCATCTGAACCTTAATGTCTCTTAAGACATGTTTGTGTTGTTTTTTTAACACTTCAGCTACAGTTAAGCTATCTGTAACGACTTTATTATCTTTAATAAAAACCAGACTTTCTTGATCACCTTTTACAAACGATTCTTCTTTTTCATCTACTACCATTATTTGTTCTGTCACTTTAAATCCTCCTCACACATGTCTAGTCCTAATAATTCAACAATCGCTTTCTTTTGTTTTTTCCCTTTTCTAGACCCTTTTAAAATGTCAGATAAATATGAAACTGATATTTTTAGCTCAGAAGCTAATATAGTTAGTGTTAAATCTCTTTCTAACAATACTTTTCTAACCTCAATTCCAAAACTCGAATACTTCATCTAGATGTTCACACCTTTCAAAATGCGAATATTTTCGCTGATTTATTGACCGAAATTAGTCTGTGTGCTAAATTATAATTATAAAAAGGTATACAAATACAAAACTAAACAGTTTCCTCAGTATTAGTTTCTAAAACTCAAATCAATTTTTATACTCTTTTTAGCTAACAAATTAGCTTACAACCTAATAATAATAGTCTACAAACTAATTGTCAATCGTTTTTTAGTCTACAGTCTATTTTGTTTCGTCTGTAAGTACGGAAGGTGATTAGAATGAGCTTAGTGAACACAATTAAAAATCTGTGTAAAAACCATGATACATCCATATCTGCATTAGAAAAGGACTTAGAATTCGGCAATGGGACCATAAGAAAATGGGATAAAGCATACCCCTCAGCCGATAGACTCCAAAAAGTAGCTGATCACTTTAATGTAACTACTGATTTCTTACTTGGAAGAACAAATCAAATGCATTTAACCACTAAAGATGAAAAAGATATCGAAAAAAGAATGGAAGAAATAAAAAGAGATCTTCAGGGTGAAGACGGATTAATGTTCTCTGGTGAACCTATGAGCGAAGAAGCCGTTGAGTCTTTATTAGATGCAATGGAGTACATCGTGAAACAAACTAAAGTAATCAATAAAAAATACGTTCCTAAGAAATATCGTACTACCGACGATAACTGATGCGAGCTTAGGAGGGAAAACATTGAAATTCGTCATAAGAGATCTAGTCCAACAACTTTGCACAAAATACAACACGAATAACCCCTATGAGCTTGCAGATTGTTTAAAAATAAATGTACTAACTTGGGAATTACATGAAGAAATAAACGGATTTTATAAATATGAAAAAAGAAATCGTTTCATCGTTATTAACAATCATTTGTCTCCATCTATGCAAAAAACTGTTTGTGCTCATGAATTAGGACATGCAATCCTACATACTCATGCAAACACACCTTTTCTGCGTAAGAATACATTCTTTTCAGTTGATAAATTAGAGATAGAAGCAAATACGTTTGCTGCGCTTTTGTTAATTGATAAAAAGACCATTCAACCTGGTGATACAAAAGCATGTATAGCATACAAAAATAATATTCCAATCGAACTGTTAGAATTTTATAAGCCTTACTAAAAGGAGGTGAGACATTTTGATTATTGATTTAAACGCTGAACGAGAAAAACGAAAGAAATCCATCGTTAAACAAGAAGAAATGATAAAGATCCCTATCGTTACAAAAATCTATACAGTAGATGATGAAATAAAATATGAAGTTTCAGATTATAAAGAGACTCCAGTAAAGTGGTTAGATGATTAATCTGGCCACTTTACAATTATAAGGAAAGAGGGAATGTTATAATGGCTAGCTTCAGAAAATTCGGAGATGTTTGGGAATTCCGAGTAAGATTTAAAGACCCTTATACTCAAAAATACAAAGAGAAATCAAAACGTGGATTCAAGACAAAAAAAGAAGCACAACTTGCGGCTGCTGAAGAAGAGAAAAAATTATTAAACGGTTTAGAAGTTGAGATTACTCCTACTTCGTTAAAACATTATCTTAGAGACTGGTTAAAATTATTTAAGCAAGACAATGTAAGGAAAAACACTTTTATTTTGCATGAACGTAACATCGAAAAGCATATCATCCCCTACTTTCAAAACTTGAACCTAAAAGAACTTAAACCAATGATGTATCAAAAATTCATTAACTCCTTAACTGATCAGGGATACAGTAAGCGAACTGTTCAAATTATCCACGGCACAATGAACAATGCTATGAAAAAGGCAGTTAGCTTAAAAAAAATCGAAAACAATCCTTGTGAAGAAGTAGTTATTTCAAATAAGAACAATAAAGAAAGAGAAGGGCTAAAATACATGCGAAGTGAAGATATCCCCCTTTTCCTAAAGACTTCTTATCAATACAACTATATTTATTACATCTTTTTCAAAGCACTTCTGAATACTGGTATGCGTAAAGGTGAAGCTGCTGCTTTACAATGGAAAGACATAAATTTAAAAGAACATACTATTACTATTTCTAAAACATTGGATTTTACAGCTAAAACAAAAGAAGAATTATTTGGAGATACAAAAACATTTACTTCTAAACGTACTATCATGATTCCTAAATCATTAGTCGATGAACTACTCGAACATAAAAAATGGCAAAATGCGAATAAGCTTGTTTTACAAGATGCGTATGAACATGAATTAGATTTAGTCTTTTCAAGAGTAGATGGAAAGTTCTTACCGAAGTCAACATTGTTCAATGCATTCTCACGCATACTTAAGAAAGCAAATTTACCTAGATTAGAAATACATTCATTACGACACACCCACGCGGTTCTTTTATTAGAATCTGGTGCAAGTATGAAATACATTCAAGATCGACTAGGACATAAGAGTATAGAAATCACTGCTAACGTTTACTCTCATATTAGCGACAAAATTAATAAGGATTCTATTTCAGGGTTTGAAGCTTATATGAATAACGTATTGGGGTAA